GCGGATCACGGCGGCGCGTTCGAGTCGGGCGCGAACGTCATCGGGTACTTCCTGGTCCAGGAGAATTTCGCGGTTGTCGATGGGCTGTCGGTATCGCCCTCGTCCGGCGCTGGAGCGCAGATCTCCGACTCCTCCGTAGGAGTGACGCTGCGTAACCTGATGGCTTACTCGCCGAACTCTAACGGCATAAAGCTGAACTCTGGCGGATCGTCTTCGGCTCCCGGGGTCGTCGAGAACTGCGTGGTCAAGTCAGACTCCAGTAGGCCCTTCGACATCCGTTCTGCTGCGTCGGGATCGGACTCCCACTGGCGCGTCATCAATAACACCACCTTCGCGCCGGGGATACTTCAGGGTTTCCTTGTCGGAACTGCCAGCTCCGACACGCTCTATCTTGAGCTTACGAACAATCTGAACTTGGGAGATCGCTCCTGGTTCGCCCAGGCAACTGGGTATACGCTGTCTCTGAGCGGTAGCAACAACTTCGGCGGATCGTCTTTTGCGTTCCCCAGCGCAGTCCAGGGCTCGCCCTACCCGGTCACGGCCACGACCAACACCTCGCCCGGTGTCGGCGACTTCGCTATCTACGTCGCGGCCACGGGGCAGCTTGTCTATGGCGATGACAACGATGTCGTCGACCAAGGGGTCGGACCTGCGTCGAACTCGAACGTGCCGACGACGGGCATCGCGGGTGGGGCGCGATCAGGCGCGACGACTCATCCTGGCGCGTTCGCGACGTTGTTCGGCGTTCCAGCTCCGACCCCGCCAGCTCCCCCAGCTCCTCCGCTATCTCGTCCCTTCACGACGAGCGACGCGCACTCGAACCAACTCGAGGCCGAGGCGCCGTGGATCTGGCTCTACGAGCTACAGACCACCGACGACCCGCCCCAGCGATACCGCATGACGAACTTCACCGAGAGCGTGGAGTTCGGCATGAACTCGAGCGGCGAGCCGCTCACCTACTCGCCGACGCCGATCATCCACAGCGATGTCGAGGAGGGCTCGGACGGATCGCTGCCGACGATCACGATCACCGTCGGGCACGCAGGGCCGATCGTGGCATCGACCGTGGACGCGGCGAACGGCTTCGTAGGGCAGCCGATCCGCATCACGCTTGTCTCCTCGCTGGATCTAGGCGCGTCCGCGGCATCCATTCGACAGGACGGCGAGGTCGTGGCGGCGTCGATCACGCCTCAGGGGATCGCATTCCGCATCAGCGCGTTCAACCTGTACCAGCTCCAGTTTCCGCCCTTCATCTTCGCGCGGCGGCGGTGTCGGTGGATCTTCGGATCGAGCGAATGCGGCTACAACACCAGCGCGGTCGGCGCGGGTTTCTCGATCTGCGAGAAGACCCTGGATGCGTGTCGCGCTCGAGGGGATGACGAGGTCTCGCTCGGCCTCCCGCGCCAGCACCCGGCGAGGTTCGGCGGCTGGCCGGGCATCCCGAGGGCCGGCCGATGAAGGCGCGCGCAATCGAGTACCAGGATCTGCTCGAGGTCCCCTACGAGAGCGGTCGCGTCCGCCTCGAAGAGGCCGGCACCCTGGATTGCTTCGGCATGACCGCGGAGGTTGTGCGACGGGCATGCGGCGAGGAGGCCTTCGACGACTTCCTCCAGCTCCTCGAGGACCCCGATCGCGAGCGGTGGACCCAGGTGAACATCCTGCACCCGAAGCTCGGCGACGTGGCTCTGAGCAGGTGCCCGGAGCGCGGGCTCCACGTGTCCGGGGTGGTCTCCCTGGACCCTCCAACCGTCCTGAGCAGCAGCAGCCGGCACGGCGCCTACTCCTGGCGGCTCTCGATGATCTCGGACTTGATCGGCCTGTATCGCTATCCTAGGAGGTGAGATGGTCACGGCGGTCCTGATCGAGAACCCGCTGCGGGCGGACAAGAGAACGGTCGAGGTGCTCGAGGCGGGCGGCACCCTCGGCGACGCTCTCCCGGACCACTGGACGGCGTGGGTCGCTCGGGTGAACGGCGTCGAGCGCGAGGGCGACTACGTGCTCGATCCCGAGGACTACGTGGTGGCGATCCAGCGACCGGGCGACCCGGTCACGATCATCACGAACATCCTGATCTCGCTCGCGATCAGCGCAGTCTTCGCTCTGCTGTTCCCGGCTCCGAAGCCGCCGAACGCGAGGGACGACGAGTCGTCGCCGACCTACACCTTCGGCGGGATCACGAACAACCGCGCCGAAGGCCAGCCGATCCCGGTCATCTACGGCCGGATGAAATCGGGCGGGACGATCGTGAACGAGTTCATCGAGACGCGGGGCATCCCTCCGAAGGACACGCTGCGCCAGATGATCTCGGTCGGCGAGGGCGAGGTCGAGAGCGTCGGCGGCGTCTCGAGCGACACGCCGGCAGCGTTGCCGCTCACCGATGCGACCATACCTAACGAGGTGTTCATCAACGGGAACCCCGCGCAGAACTTCTCGGGCGTGAAGGCGTGGGTCCGGCTCGGGACGAATCAGCAGGAGGTCATCCCGGGCTTCAACGAGACGCGCTCGGTGTTCGCGGTCGGCTCGAACCTGATCTCAGACGAGTCGGACATCTCGGCTTCGCAGACCGCCGTCCTCGTGAGCGGCTTCTCGATTTCCGGAGACGACGAGTTCACGTCCGTGAACGACGCGATCTGGGACGCGAACGAGGTCAGCTTCGACTTCGCGGACGAGGAGGTCGACGGCTTCGTGATCACGCTCAACATGCCGCAGGGTTTCTACGGCACGAACACGAGCACGGGCGCGACGACCTCGGCCTTCCTCGGCTATCAGGTGCGCTACATCGAGCTCGACGGCAGCGGCGTGCCGATCGCCTCGGGCGGCTACAACTCGGACGGCTACGTGCGGCTCCCGGTCGAAGGGCCGTTCCCCCTCCGCGAGCGCCGACCTTTCCAGGTGCAGTTCAGCGGGCGCTTCCAGGACCCGCAGAACTACTCGCCGTCGACTCCAGGCAAGGCGCTCTTCACCGACGCAGGGAGGACTGGGGCGAACGCGAGCTATGCGGTCGGCACCGGCGGGTACTCGAGCGGGTTCGAGATCCCGCACCTCGCTGGATTCGCGTGGATCAAGCTCTCGGCCGCGGGCGAGTACCGCATCTGTTCGTCGGAGACCCCCTCGCCGCAGCGCGGGTTCCGCTTCGGCATCCGGCTCATCTCAGGGAAGCACGTCCTCGCGCTCCGCATCGGTCGCGGTTCGAGGTTCCTCGAGTATGTGGCAGGGAGGATCACGCAGGGCAGTACGATCGCAGTGCCGGCGACTTCACTCGCTGACGGACTGCTCGATGAGAACGCGATCGACCAGTGGGTGCATGTCGGCTTCGCGTATCGGCAGAACGAGTCGATCACCCTGTTCGTGAATGGTCGCTCGGTGCCGACCGTCAAAGATGAGGGCGTCGGATCTCCGGGGGAGATCGACCTCGAGTGGACCCGCCAGCCCATCCTCGTCGGCGGGCATCTGACGAACGGGAATCAGCAGGGTGACTTCCTGGTCGACGAGCTGAAGCTGTACGACGCGCCGATGGGGGCTGGTGATGCGAACGCCGACTTCGGAAGCGGCTCGGGCACGGTAGGCCCCGCGCTCGGCCTCGATAACGAGATGTTCTTCCGCGGCGTCTACGACGACGCGAGCGGCAACAACTTCGCCACGAGCCCGGAGACATGGTTCGCCACGACGCCGACGCTGAACGGCACGGGCACGACCTCGGGCACCGCGGTCGGTTATGTGCGCTCCGGCGCCGGTGGCAACCTGAAGCGCTCGAGGTATCGCCTCGAGATCCTGCGGACGACGCGCACGTCGACGAAGTCGACCGTGGGGAACGACGTGGAGGTGAGCGACATGCAGTCGGTCATCTCCGACTCGTTCACCTATCCGAACGCGGCGCTCATCGGACTCGAGATCGACGCGAGCGAGCAGCTCAACAGCGGGATCCCGACCACGACGGCGATCGTGAAGGGCCGCAGGTGTCCGATATGGGATGGCGCGTCGACGGCCGCCCCAGCGGTTCGATACGAGTGGACCGCGAACCCCGCCTGGATCGCGCTCGAGCTAATCACGAACCGGCGCTACGGGCTCGGGCGGTTCTACGACCTCGCCTCGGTCGATCTCGTGAACTGGAAGGCGTGGGCCGACTACTGCGACGAGGTCGTGTTCGACGGCCGGCCTCGCATCACGATCGATAACACCGGCGGCACCGGGAACGTCTCCGATTTCTACTTCTCGAACGCGCTGACCGACCCGGATACGGGGGACACGCGCGGCGAGATCTGGTTCGAGATCGACATCCTCGACCAGGGGTCGTTGCAGAGCACTTGGCAGGTCGGCAGATATCTCCGATTCTCCGGGCTCCCGGACGCGACGAACCCCGCGGTCGACAACGATCCGAACTCGCCCGACGGCGAGGGCTACGAGATCTTCAGCGTGGAGCTGATCGATGGAGTGTGGACGCTCAAGTGCTACTGGGACCGCACGGACGAGACCGACCCCTGGACCTCCGGGAACCGCCTGGGTGCCGATGAGCTGGCCGGCGGCGTCACCGACCTCGATGGGGCGAAGGTCGAGGGCGGACAGTACCGATTCGAGTTCAACGGCGTATTCGACAAGATCCAGCCGGCGTGGGATGCGCTTCTCGACATCATGGCGACTGGACGCGCTGCGCCCGTGCCGCTGGGTTCGGAGCTCTCTCTGCGCTGGTCACGACCCCGGTCGGCCATCGGTGTCCTCACGCCGTCGAACATCATCGAGGATTCGTTTACGTGCGACTTCTCCTCGGAGCGCACGAGGCCGAACTCGCTCACGCTGAACATCCTCGACGCCGAGCAGGGATTCGAGCCGGTGCCGGTGCAGGTGCAGTCGGACGACCTCGACTCGATCACTAATCAGAGCTTCGTCCGGCAGGAGAATCAGCAGCTCTTCGGCGTGACCGACTCGGGGCAAGCGGAGCGGCACGGTAACTACATCCTCAACATCAACGAGAACCAGCGCCGGTCGGGCACCTTCCGCGCTGCGCTCGACGCGCTCCCGTATCAGGTCGGCGACCTCCTCCGCATCTCGAGCGACGTGCTCCCTCGAGGAGACGCCGGCCGCACGCTGGCATCCTCGAGCCCGACGAAGGCTGCGGCGCTCCTTTCGCGTGAAGCGTTCAGCTCGGGCGACTGGACGGCGAGCAACGTGACCGTGACCGCGAACACCGCGACGGATCCGCTGGGCGGTGGAGCTGTGGCGGACAGCGCTGTGCCGACGGTCGCGAACGGCTACATCTCGCAGGACCTCGACTTCCCGTCGAACGGCGAGGGCTGGGTCTCGGTCAGCCTTCTCGTCGACGCTTCGCTCGGTGCGACGAAGATGCGGCTCGGCCTCGTGACTGATCGGGCAGAGATCATCGTTAGGTTTGACCTCGCGGCCCACACGGTGGCGGTGGCGCAGTCTGTCGACCTGCCGGCGCGCGGGCGCATCCAGTCGATGGGCGGCGCATGGCACTACGTTCAGGGAAGCTGGTATGTCAAGGCGAGCGACGGCGAGCTGACGACCAACACGCTCAGGCTCAAGATCTACCCGGATAGCCCGACGGGTACGAACGGCTGCCGCCTGTCGAAGATCACCGCGACTCAGTCCGAGTACGGCGCGCTGTTCGTGCCCGACCGCGGCGTCGTGATCGACCGGGAAGTGACGATCAGCGGCGCCGCGAGCGTGTACGTGCAGGATCTCCGCGGCCAGCTCGTGAGCGGCAGCGTGAGCACCTCGCTGACCCCGAACGGGACCTATTACCCGGGCGACGTGATCTGGATCCAGTCGAACCTCGTGTCGATCCCGACGCGCGGCTGCCCGTACATCGTCGCCGCGACCGCGGATCAGCTCGTGGTCGAGATCAGCGGCATCTCGAGGTCGCCCGACCTGAGCGCCGAATTCTCCTGGGTCGAGTACGTCGACAGCGCCTATCAGGACGACGCGACCGAGGACGGGAACCGCGACCAGACCATCCTCGACTACCCCGGGCAGTTCCTCGTCAACCCGGGCGTGACCGCCGGAGTCTCGGGCGGCGGGGTCGACACGATGACTCAGACCTCGCCGGGCGTCTTCGTGACCTCGGTCGAGATGACGTGGGAGAACCCGGTCGAGGCCGAGCAGAGCATGATCGGCTCGAGGATCTTCGTCCGCGAACACGTCGCCGGCCAGGACGATAACGGCGGCTGGCGTCAGGTGGCGGACGTGCAGGGCGTGCAGACCCGCGCGACGGTCACGCTCGAGGGCGCTCGCGCCGGCGAGTTCTACGAGTTCAGCGTCGTGCCGCGCCTTCCCGGGCTGTCGCTCCTGCTGCCCCGTCAGGGCGCGCGGTTCGTCCAGCGCATCCGAGGACTCGCGTGGCGCCCGCTCGATCCCACGGCGATCACAGGCACGCAGGAGGGCCGCGAGCTGGTCTATGCTGCGACCTTCGAGGAGAACTCTGGCGAGAGCCTCCAGCGCGTGCCCCGCACCGAGTTCCGACGGGGCGGGTGGATCCTCGGACAGCCGGTCGCGCTGACCGCCGAGGGGTCGCCGTCCGTGACCTCGAGCGACACCTTCGAGGAGCTGTCCGGCGAGACGGTCGGCACGATCTACGGGCGTTCCCTGAACCGCGCCAACGTGTACGGCGCGGCGCTCGAGGTCGACACCGGATACGCGGCGCTGAAGGGAACGGGCACGCCCAACCTCCAGTTCGACGCCGAGGAGAAGTGGGAGACCGCGACGAGCGGCGGCTGGGTCACCGCGATCCCGGGAGTCAATGGGCCATTCGTCACGGACCTGACCGAGAACGCGGCCGGATATCTCGAGTTCGACGGCTCGGCGCTCACCGGGAACTTCCGCACGAGCTTCGACGCTACGCAGGTGGTCGGCGTCGGCCAGTCGCAGCAGCCCCGGCCGCTGCTCGTCATGGCGGCCGTGCGCGCGGAGCAGGTGCATCCGGTCACGCTCGACGAGCTTCCCTACGCGCTCGGCAGCCTCGAGATGCAGCGATGGTCTTTCGAGGGGCCGACCGAGGTCGCGGACGACGATCTCGCGAACTGCACCCTCGAGCTCCAGATCCGGGTGAACGTGGACGGGACCTCGAGCGGCTGGTCCGAGTACGAGCCCTTCCGCTGCGGCGTGTTCAACTGCGTCGACTTCCAGCTCCGGCTCTACGCGACGCGCCCGAGCACGGACTACCAGATCAAAATCCACCAGCTCCACACGAACGTCGCCGTGCCGCTCAAGGCCGCGAGCGACACCGACACGCAGCTCGGATTCCACCGGGACGAGATTCTCTGATGCCGATTCAGCTACACGAGCAGGAGGCCCGGCGCGATGTGCTGTCAGGGTCGACCGGAGGGGGCGCGATCTCGGTCGCGCTGGACTACACAAACGCCGCGGACGTGACGACGGTCCACCATGTCACGACCGGCTACGCCGACAGCATCTGGCTCCAGGCGCACAACAAGCACACCGCGGACGTGACGCTGTCGCTCGTGCTCAACCCGAGCGACGACACGAGCACGAGCGCAATCGACGCGGTGACCGTCGACGTGGTCATCCCCGCGAACGACTCGCTGTGGGTCCTTCAGGGCGACGCCTTCCGCCTTCGCGGGTCGAACACGAAGACCGTGGCAGCCTACACCGCGACGGCTGACGTGAACCGAATCCTCCTGACGGGCTACGTGGTTCGCGTGGCCGGGAGCCTCCTGTACTGATGGCGAAGGACCCGAGCAAGGATGCGAGGTCGAGGACGCTCAAGCAGGTAGCTGCTGCGGGCTACATCACGGAGATCGCTGACGGGTCGGTGACGCTGGAGATGCTTGAGCACATCCAGACGAACTCGTTCCTCGGACGGCACTCTGCGGGTACTGGCGACGTTGAGAGGCTCTCGCCGGGCAACGCCCGCAACATCCTGAACGTAGAGAACGGGGCGACGAACACGAACGACCCGCTCGCGGACGCGAACCAGACGATGACCGCGAGCCGGACCATCGACGACGGCGACAACGGCTACAGCTTCTTCGTCGACCTCAACGCGGGCGGCGGCGACATCTGTCAGTTCTTGCTCAACCCAGCGACGCCGTCGGCGACGTGGAAGGCGCAGTCGGCCGGCACCGACTCGGTCACGCTGCTGAACACGGGCGTGCGACTCAACTTGCTGTTCGCAGGATCGGCTGACCTCGCGCTCGACTCAGACGCGGGTGCTGCGGGCGAGTGCATCACCTCGACGGGCTCGGGGTCCGCGCCGGTCTACCAGGGATTCCCGATCATCAGCTCGGCGACGGCGCCGACAAACACGAGCCTGTTCTGGTTCGACACTGGCCTGACGAATCCCGAGCTGTTCTTCTACGACAACACGCGATCGAAGTGGCTGTCGGTTGCCATCTACCTCGCGCCCTTTGGTCGGGGCGGAACGCTGACCGCGAGCCACTACATGCGCGGACCCGGAAACTTCGACTACACGACCGCCGGGGAGATCGGCGTGCCGCTGAAGTTCGACGCGACGGTGGTCGGCGCATGGGGCAGCGTCCCCGGCGGCGGGACCTCAGGATGGACGAAGCGGGTCATGAAGTACGACGACTCTGCGAGCGCTAACACGGTCGGCGGCACCTATGCGCCGGCGGGCACATACAACCGCTGGGAGAAGCTCGACTTCGACATCGACTACGACGCCGACGATCTGCTCGCGCTGAACGTCTTCGACGGTGGATCAGCTACGGGCATCGCGGACCACACCGCCCTCGTGGCGTACCGCAGGAGAACATCATGACCCATCTCAAACGAGGCGACGAAGTGACGTGGGACAGCGACTCGTGGACCGTCGAGAGGTGCGACGGCGAGCGCGAGGTGTTGGCCGACGGATCGGCTGGCGCGCTGCTCGTCGAGATCTGGAACGAGGATCGAGGGCTGTTCGTCGTGCGCGAGCCCGAGACCACCGTGACCGCGTGGGCGCCGACGCCGACAGCTCGCAACGGCGACGAAGACCGACCCCAGTAATGCCCCCCCCGCTCTCTCCATGAACCTCCACGAACTACTCGAGGGCCTCTCGCTCTCTCTGTTTCTCGAGTCGCAGTCCGACCTGCTCCAGACCGTCGTGATCGCGGCTGGCACAGCGCTCGCCGGCGCCGTCACCTACCTCTTCCGTCAGGTGATGTACCTCGCGAAGAAGCAGAGCGAGCTGCGCTTCGAGGTCGGCGAGCTGAAGGGGCGCCAGGAGGGGATCCGCGACCTCTCGAGGGAGGTGCTCCGGACGGTTCGCGAGGCGATCGAGTCGTCGAACAGCTCCGCGATCCCGTCGGTCGCCGACGAGATCCTCTCCTCCCCCGACAACCCCACGTCATGACCGAAACCACCCACGCCGCCGGCGCGCTCATCATCGCGACCGGCTACCCGCTCAAGGAGATCGAGAAGCTGCTGCGTGAGGAGGCCGCTCGGCTGCTCAAGGCCAGCGCCGCCGACATCGACGCATGGGTCTCGCGCATCGCGGCCCACATGGTCGTCGCTCACGCCGACGGCTCGGACGCGGCGATGGAGAGCCTGAAGCGTCAGATGCACCTGCTCGCCGAGATCCAGCGCGTGCGCGCGTCCGACGCGGCGTGGGATACGTTCACGATGGTCGCGAACGCGATCGTCTCCACGGCCGTCCGCACCGCGGTCGGCTTCCTCACCGGAGGAGCGCTCAAGCTCCAGCGAGGCACCGATGCCGATTCCTGATGACCAGCGGCCGGACAAGGACCCGACCCGCATCTACAAGTTCGCGCTCACGATCAGCACCCTCGTCGCCGGCTCGGCGCTGCTCGTCCTCGGCGGGCGCGAGGGTGACTCGGTCACGCAGACCGCCGGCGGCTCGATGGTCGCGGCCGTCGTCGCGGTGATCGGCTACCAGCGGATGACCGGGGGTAAATCATGAGGCGCTCCCTGCTGCTCTCTGCCGCTCTCTGCGCCGGATGCCTCTGCCCGGACGGGTACATCGACCGGGAGCCCGTGGCGCCCTCCGTGGAGGCCGTGACGGTGAAGTTCGAGGAGCTGGTCCGCGAGGCCGGAGCTCGAGGCGAGCTGTCGCCGATCGAGGAGCGGACCTGGATCGACGAGTCGGCTCTCCTGCGGCACCTGTTCACCGGCGACTCCGAGGAGCCGGTGCCCGTGCCCGAGTGAACGCGAAAGGCCCCCGCCAACCTTGCAGGATGGCGGGGGCCGAGTCGCTCAAACCTTCCTGCGTCCTCAGAAGGGCGCATCCTCGGCCGCCACGTTCGGACGCGGGGCCGCGGTCGGGGCCGCCGGAGCTGCCGGGGCAGTGGCTGCGGGCGGCGGGGTGGAGGGGGTGCCCATCGAGGCGAACATCGCGCGGAGGTGCGCTCCGTGCTTCGCCTTCAGGCTGTCGGTCGCACCCGGCGCGGACTGCGCGATGCGAGCACCGCCGGCGCTCGAGGGGCGGTCGGCGTGGGCGTCGACCCAGTCGCCGTTGAGGTACTTCCCGGTGCGGTCGTACTTCACCACGATGTCGAGGTCGACCGCGTGGGGCGCGGCCTCGAGCTGCTCGAAATCGCCGGGCGTCCAGATGCCCAGCTCGGCCATGCGCTTAAACGCGAACTCGCCGGCCGCGCCGCCGCGGGTCTGGATCCAGAAGCTGCCCTCGACGTAGGTGCCGGGCTCGAACTCGGCGGACCAGCAGTCGTTCTCGGGGAGCCACATCGACAGCACGGCGTACTGCACGTTCAGCGGCTGGCTTCCGCTCTGGAGTTCGTCGCGGACCTGCCAAGCGACGGGGCGAACCCAGTAGGTGCCCTCCTGCGTGACGCGGTCCTGGATGTAGGTGGAAGGGTCGAGATTCATGTGAGGTTCCTCGTAGAGGTGGGGTTTCGGTTGGAGAGCCCCCCGCCCGGAGCGGGCTAGGGGTGGAAGTAGTATCGCTTCAGGAGACCGCCAGGGCGTCCCAGACCGCGCCCGCGGCCTTGATGTCGAACGGGATCACGTCCGCCACGTCGAAGCTCCGGGACTTCGCGACGTGCGTCGCGTACTCGGTCGTGTAGATCGACCTCGAGCCAGCGCCGATCGCCTTCCCGTCACGCACGGACACGTCGTAGGTGACGAAGAGCAGATGATCGCTCCAGCCCTTCAGGAAGCCGCGGATGTCGCCGCGCCCGTTCTTGTCGCCGGAGTGCAGCCGCGGCTCCCAGCGGAGGAAGTCCTCGCCCGCCGGGTTCGGCACGGTCGTGCTCACGTCGTGCGCGATCACGCAGACATTCAGGCCGGCCGCGACGATGCGGTCGAGGTCCGCCATCAGCTTCATCATCTCGTCGGCCAGGAACTTCCAGCCCTTGCCGAACGAGAACTTCTCGAGGCTGTCGACCTTCTCGCCGCGCTCGGTCTTGTAGGTCGCGATCACGTGCTCCTCCGCGAGCGTCTGCGCGCGCGTGATCGTGTCGAGGACGATCGTGCGGAAGCCCTTCGGCGGGTCGTTCGCGATCGCCGTCAGCGTGCCCCGGAGGTCGGTCCAGGTGCTCGCGGTCACGCGGCTGACGTTCAGCTTCGAGCTGCCCTCCTCGACATCGACGAAGAGCGGCTTCGGAAGCATCGCGGCGAGCGACGACTTCCCGACGCCGGCGGTGCCGTACATCGCGATCCGGTCGCGGCCGGTGACCTTGCCCTTCTGGATGTCGAGCGTGATCGCGACCGGCGCGTCGTGCCTCGAGACGTTCGGGCGGGCGGTGGGAGCGGGGGGAGGCGTGGGGTTCTTCATGTGATTCAGGGAGTGGTGTTGGCGACGGAGTCCTCTCCGTCGAGTTCAGGGTGTCGGTGCGTTCTCACGCGGAAGCCAGCCGGCGCCGTCCCGTTCTCCGGGATCTCGCCGGTCCAGCAGATGGATCGGAACTCGCAGCCGCCCCAGTCGTCGCAGGCGTCCGGGTTGCGGTAGAACGCGCAGCGGCTGCCATCGGCGTCAGCCTCGCGCATGCGCTCGATGTTCCCGACCTGCGCGTGGAGATCCTCCACGAGCCGGTCGTAGTCGGCATCCGTCCTCGAGACCTCGCGCCTCGAGAAGTAGTATTCGGGCCTTGAGACGATGTCGTCCGCGAGGCGCGCTCCGAACATGCGGGTCGTCTCCTTCCCGCCGGCCGCGACGCAGTAGGCGATCTCCTCGGGGGGCATCGCCTCGCCGAAGTACTCGACGCCGCGAGCCTCGCCCTCGGCCTCGATCATCTCGGTCCACGCCTTCACGTCGGCGGCCTTCACCGCCTTCGGCCGGATGGTCGGCTTCCGCACAACGTCGTAGAGGATCACGTCCGGGCGGTCGGCGGCGAGGCCGTAGATGCCCACCTGCGTCCCGTGCGCGAGCACGTCCCAGTACATCGACTCGTCGTCGAGGGGCGCCCCGGTCGTCTTCCGCTCGAGGATGCCGACGCGGCCGTCGGGCATGCGGATCTTGAGGTCGATCTGGCCGCGCATCTTCACGACG